CTTAACTCTTCGAGAGTGCCTTCCACTTTAACCAAGTGAAACACCTCAAGCGACGTTGCCAGTCTGAGTTAGTACAAGTGCCATGTAGTCTTTAGCAGATGGTGTAACGATACGACCTTTCAGTCTTAGAGTAAAGTCTTCGCTTCCTGTAGATGTTAATGTACGCATAAAGATTGTTTTAGATACAATAAGCGGAGTCAATGAACTAAATGATTCTTCATGAAACATGCTTAGAGTATCAGTGTCGTAAGTCTTTCGAGCGACATACAAAGAAGTGCGGTTAGCATGACTAACAAACGCTTGGATATTAGAATCCGCCAATTGAAATCGAACTTCAACATCTGCGGCTGGGAAAGGTGCGGTAGGATCTAGAACGATGTCCATGTCGTGAACTTCAAATGCTTGATTGTCTGCGATGTCAACATAGTCTGTAAGATCTAATGCTTGGTTTGCTTGTGTGTTTGTTGTTTGAAGTTCGACGTATATCTCGAAATCTTTGGTTGATGCTTTTGCCATAGTTTACTTTTGATACTTGATAGTTATTATACTTAATCGAATCCTTATCTTGAACGGGTGGACCGTGGGTTAGGGCAAAATAGCGGAGCGGTTGACCGTTTATCCTACCATTTGATAAGGGGGCGCTCCCTCCCCTAACCAAGAGGCGACCATGAATGCGCAAAAAAATAGAAATTAAGGTATATCTACCCTATCTAATGGTGGGAGAATTGGAATCTAGGAGAAAAAATAATGTTAGATCTAAATATATTGAAGAGGCAATTAGAAGTAAATTAGATGATGAAGAAGCCTTTGAATTAAAAGATGTGGAAACTAGAAGGATCATGATTCATCTAAAGAATAGACAAATCTCAAAACAATTACAATCTCTTTTATTATTGGAGTTGGAAGAATAATGGTTTTTTTAACTAATCTCGAAATTGAACAACAGTGCGAAATATGTTGGTCTTTGATAATGATAGGCGACCAGCGATGTATTGTTCATCATGATGAAGAAGATATGCTTGCTTGCATTCTTTGTGGTGCAGCAGCAGAGAAACTAGGGTGGTGTATTTCAGTATGAGTCATGGTGAATTACTCCAACAGTTAATGTTACTGCGATCTGCGATTGGAAATGTAATTGACAACAATCCAAATGTTTGTCACATTACTATGAATGAATTACATCAATGGATTGATGACATACTAGCGGAGATGAAGTCATGAAGTGTTTCGAGTGTAATGCCAGGTGTTTGACAGTTTACAATTACAACATGTGCCAGGACAAGATTATGTCAGTAGCAAAAGAATGTCCAGAATGTGGATGGACATCACACCCTACTAAGATACCTGAACCGATCTAATCATTGATGCCGGACTTTTCTCTAGCAACTTGCTCAGTTAATTTTGCTAATGCTTTTACTGGCAAAAAGAGCGGAAAGAGTTTAGACGCAACGCTCATTACATTATTCAAAGCACTAAAGAAAGTGACAGCACCTTCACCAGCAACAGGAATCTTTGATTGTTGTCTTTCTTGTATTCTACCATTCAAACCAAAATAGAAACTATCATTTTGATTGGCTTCTTTATATGCAGCATCTAAACTCTGACCATAAACAACTTGGTGAACTAAGCTAGTTTCATTATTACTAGCCATTTCACGCTGTGATAGCCATTGAGAATAACCTGTTTTAGGGTCATTACGATCCATACGTCTACTACGATATGGATCTAATTGCATTCTAAGAAGAGTCACACCTAAGCCTCTTCAGTTTCTCCGCCTTCAGGAATGCTGTTCATAGCGTTTGCAATACGGGTTAGGTATTCGCCTTCACTAAAGTTAGGGTCTTTGCATAAGAATGCAATACGGACAGGAGGCCATGAATAAGACGATTGACCTCCCAAGGGTTCGTTTGCTGTTGACAGCGGTGGCGTACCACTAAAGTCTTGAGACCTAGAGATAATTATTCTGTAAGCGTGAAGATTAGGTCCGGTTATAGCCGACATTGAACCCCATGTAGTTACACTATCTAGGGAAGGCATACCTGTAAGAGAGTTATTAATCAAAGGTCCGGGAGGGGTTGTCGCTGTAGGATCTACTAATTCTCCATTCGAAACAGTTGCTGCATTGTTAAGGTTTACAGAATAGATTCTTTTTTCTGCAAATATAGTTTGTTGGAAATTAGGAAGCCCTGCAAATTCTCCACCTAACAATGAGTCAGGAAAAACATAATCAAGACCTTGGTTTCGAAGGTCTTCGAATATTCCCCTGGCTGAAACGGCTGAAGTTAATGACTCCACTCTATCTTTAATGTAAGTGTTGTTTAATGGACGGCTAAAAACATAAATGTATTCTTCAAGAACATCAAAATTATTACCGTTTACAGTTCCGCCCAGGGGGACTGGTGAAGTTCTTTGCACAGATACATCAACAGGCATGAAGACTTCGTTGTTCTCTGCCATCATCGATAGATCTATTCTTTGGTATTGAATAAAGTTGCCACCCATTCTAATAGCATTGCCGGGTGGGAAAGGCGGAGGTAATTCGCCTGCGGGTACAGTAGCGAGTAATTGGCCAAGGCCATTGCCATTATTGATAGAAGTTGCAGGGAGTCTTTCGCCAGCAATACGAGTGACACTGTTAGTTAATCCGCCAAAGTCGATGTCAATTAACCTGGTATCTTTGTCGAGAATTAATGCCACATAATCACCTCTTTGCTTTACGTTGCTCTCTGCGGAAAGCGGCGCCCATCTTCTTTAGATCTAAACGTCCTTTTCTTTTTCCTGATTTGAACTTGATTTGCTTCTTTTTGTTAGCCATATATTTCTGCCAAGCAGACTTCGCACGGCTAACACCAGACTTAACAACTTCAGCACCTGCTTTCTTTGCTACCTTTCTAGCTTCTTTCTTAGCGCCTTCAACAAAAAGTTCCCTTAACTCTTCGAGAGTGCCTTCCACTTTAACCAAGTGAAACACCTCAAGCGACGTTGCCAGTCTGAGTTAGTACAAGTGCCATGTA